CGTGAATACATCAACAGTAACAGTCTCACCAGCAGTAGGATCGGGAGACGCAACTGTGACAGGAGCAGTAACAAGTTCCTTCGATGCATTAGACTTCTCCAGCCCAAGCGACTTTACAATAACGACTCCAGGAGGAGCCTTTCAATTTACCCAAACATATTCTGGACCAGGGCTAACCAATCAGACCCTGATACAAAGAGTAACTACCATAAAAAGCGTAACAGACACAACAAGTACCTTTACCCAATAGCACTATGTCTAGCTCAATTTGCGAATGTCCCTGTCACTCTGGCGGAAGGTGTCGGGGGTGTAAGTGCAACCGCTAATCCAATCGCCAATTCTTCAGGCTCGGTAACCAACCAGGCAATACAGGTTTTACAAGGTCCATACGTAACTAATACCTACGGTGGTGGAGTAAGCTGTCAAGGTACGACTCTTAACATGACACCGTACATCCAATTCGCTGACTCAAGAAAAGATCCTTGGGAAGATTTTTATAACGAACCGCAATATAATATGTCTGACTTTAGTGGTCGGACTACCAAACAAACTGTTACAGTTAAAAACTATCCTTGGGAAACATGGTATGACGACAGGACTAAAGCAGATGGTAGTAGATGGTTTGAAGATGGAGATGATATACAAATAGAAATAGATGTTGATGGTCCTGATGGTGTACCTGATCAAGTATCAAATGGTACTCTTGAACCTATATGGATGAAACCTGTTAGGACAGATATGAAAGCAAACCAATCCTTTAACATAGGTTTGTCTGCTACACTATCAATACCACTTAACAGAGGTATGCAACGTAGATGTAGAGAAGCAGCAGAAGCACAAATAGCACATCAAGTGCAGTTGACATCTAATAAGCGATTAGACTTTGAGATCGCAAGATTAAAAAATTGTGGAGAATTAAAAAAGCAGGGTATATTTTTCCACCCTGCATCACCTTATCATAGTGTATGTGCAGACGTTATGGTAACAGCACCTGGTGGTCAAATAATACCTCACCAGCATGATATGCCTAAACCTAAATGGGTAGACCCTTCTACTTCTTCTTCAACGGAAGGAGACCCCTCTTCTCTCGATAACGATCAGCAACAATCTCAGAACGGGTCGGTCTCCGAGGACTCTTCCCAAGAATCGTCTGAACTTTCGTCAGAATCTTCTTCACAGCAGGTTTCACAACCTTCAGGAGCAGATCTGCTAGGGGTTTTGCAAGTAGGGCAGATGTCGTTGCCACAGCAGCAATAGATGCTGTAGTCGTTACTGTTCCTACAGTTGGTAAATATCTTTCTACAGTCCCGATGTCCTCCCATAAGGTCACACAGATCTTAGGACCATCGGGATTATTTTTATCTATTTGTAATTCGTATCCTGTAACCTTTTCTGTTTGAGCAGTATTTACATCTCCAATACGTCTTGCATTAGGTGGAGGACAATCAGGATCTTCACCTCCTGTAGGGGGTGTTGCAGGAGGTTCTGGAGTATCTAAATCAGCTACATCTGTATCACCACCTGTATCTAAACCATCAGCTTCTTCTTGCGGTTGATATATTGTTTGCCATGATAATTCTCTATAATCATAATCAGGTGGTTGATAATATGGCATACCAGCATCACACAATACTGTATTACCTTTAGGGTCGTCATCGACCAACATCTTATTTTTATTTTTTGGATTCTTTGCGTTCTCTTTATGAACCTGTACACAACCAGGCATATTAACAATAGGAGTTCCCACCCTTTCAGTTACAGGAACTGCTATTGGTATAGCTTGTGGTACATCATTTAACCATATACGATTATCAGCAATACGTCTAGTGCTTATAGGTTGTATACTATTATTTCCTATACGTTGAGTTCCAATAAACTTAATTCCTGTACCATTAACCTCAACATAAGGGATGGTAGAATTATCTATAGTTATATTTGGGACGTTAACAATCGGATCCATTACAAGATGGTATCTTCAATATATAGTTATTTAACTGTGAGGGAAGGAGTCGAACCTTCAAGTCCCGCCAGAGACATCAGGGAAACAACCTGACACGTTTACCAATTTCGTCACCTCACAAGGAAGCCCTATTTAAGGGCTGAGATTAGACGGGTAACACCGATTCCTCCTCCACTACGAGGGAAGAAATCAAAGTCAAGAAACTTCTCAAGTTCTGCTTCTACTCTTTCCTTTCCAAACTTATCAATAATAAGTTGAGCATACTCACCATCTGATATGGTATAGAAGGTATCTCTCATCTGTTTCTTATCGGTACTCCTTTCAGCACTACCGATGGTTTCCATACCACCAAGTATCACATCAATCTTTTTACTAGTACCATCATCATTCCTTGCCATATTCCAGAAAGGTGATGTCCACTCAGGGAAGTCAGTAATCATACCTCTAGAGATTTTCTTTTCATGGTCATGATCAATTTCTCTTGTTTTAAAAACATCTGTCCATTCACTATAGGTTTTAATGTTCTCTTTATCTAAAGGCAACCCTAACCATTGACATAATTCAATCTCCATTTCCTCTAGTTCTTTAACACCTCCCTTCATTTCAAATTCAAACATGGGGAATATAGTTTCATGTCTACCTGCTACAGGATTAGGTTCTGCACGATAGGAAGTAGAAACACAGAAAAATCCCTCTGCTTTAGGATTAGATAGTAATTCATGTTCGAGCCACATCTGACCTGTCTGCGGTAGTGGCCAAACATTACCACCATAATTATAACTTGCTACTGTTTCAGGATCTTCACAGGCAGCAAGGATACTCAATCTATTCTGAGTATGTACTTCATAGAAGTTTTTGGACAAAAAAAATGACCGTAACTCGGTCACAACATCCGTAAATTCTTTTGGATCAATCAAACTTGTCATTATTTTTAGTCAAACTAATCTATTTAGGGATTTCTTTTTTATAGTTTTTGTCTGGTATCTTCAAACCCTTAACTGGACCGCTTGTCTCTGGCCAGGCGTTCACCAACTGTTTGTATATTTCATCAGCAACTATTGCTCTGAGTCTTACTTCTTCTGCTGCTTCTCTCTTCTGAGGACCACCAGTATAATTGTCGATGGCTTGATTACCACCGACAACAGCACCAGTTCCTACGACTGCAGCAGCAGATCCGTAGGTAGCAATCTTTTGTAGATCCATTAGAATTCTACAGGAACAGGATCATCTGATACTGGCAAGGTAGGTAATGAAGCTTGATCATCAGGAGATGCAAGGTCAGGAGTACCTACAGGAAGTTCAGGTGTTAATCCTCCTCCCATTCCACCTAAAACAGATTCAATTGCTGCATCTTTAATATCTTCAATAATTGCATCTTTGTTTACAAAGACGTAAGTTCCTACCGCTAGAAGACCAGCGAGTGTTACTCCAGATGCAACACTTATTGCATTAGCAATATCGTTAAATTTAAATTTCATGATTAAATCTCATAAGTTTTCTTTTCTTTACTGTTAGGATCAACAGCAATAATTTTTAATGGTGCTTGTTCAATTCTAATTGTTTGAACTGGTCCACCATTTCCACCACTACCATTAGCAGGATTACCATTCTTATCCATCTTCATAGTACCATCACCCTTCTTGGATGCTGTCTGAATCCCGAAGCTCGCTAAAACTCCAGTGAAAACCGAAGCTATGAAAGTTGGATCTATTTTCTGTTGTGGTACACCTGGTATGGCAACGTAGTTCAATGTCAATATTCCCCCAGACCAGGCAAGAACAGTGATTCTGACCATTGTCGAGATGATCGCTGCTTGTTCTTCGGGATCTGGTATTATAGCAGACTTTACTTTACCAAAGATACCCTTCTTTTTTTCTTCAGGATGTTCTTCTTTAGTATCCTCTTCAGGAAGAATAACTTCAGGCATGAAAATATTACATAACTATACTATATATCATTCTGAAGGTTGTTTCTTTTTCCCAATATTATATTTGGACTCAAGAGTCCATTCTCCTTTTTCCTTATATGATATAACTTTTATCTGACTTAAAGGTGCAGCATCTTCAATAACACTTGCCTTTACGATCTCTACAAGACCCCAGTCTGATAATAATTTAATAATTCTGTTTCGTCTCTGTACATCATTCTCTGATAGGTTTGCTTTCTTCCCATCAAGAGCGAAGAGTTCTTTAAAATGTACTATGTAATACTGTCCTTTCTTATGAAGAATGTGGCAGGACTGATATAGTTTTCTTTCTTTTCTAGATGCAACCCCTATACGAGTAAGTGTTTCTCGAACCTTCAAAAAATCATCTGGTTCTTTCAAATTCACTTCCACCATATCATCTTTAGTCCATTGAACCTCATTAAGTTCACTCATCTCTTACCTCCTTTATTCAGTTTTTCTTTGATGTAGTTAAGTTGGTCTGGAGTTAAGATCCTTAAGGCTTGAATTGCTTTTTCATTACTATAACCATAGTATTTTTTCACAAGGTCAAGATCTTTCACCGTTTGCTTTTTACCCCAAGGAGAAAATCTTCTCTTGGGTCTGACGGTATTTATATAAAAATCATATTGTAAACGCTTATCCAAATTAGGATATCGATTCATTTCATTTGCAAATATAACAGTATCCATATGATGTGACATACATTTATTAATCACATAAGGAGTATAATTTTTCTCCCATCCAGGATCATCACCCATAAGATAATCCTTACTGTAATTAATAGTATTCAAATAATCCTTAAGAGGATAACGATCATCATATGCCATAGTTAGTTAATACTAATTCCTTACGTTCTGCTTGGTTTTTCATGTAGTCACCTGTAGACCGCATACTATAAGTTAAATCAAACTCAGCAGCATTCCAATCTTTGAAACGATTTTTTATAATCTGAGTACTATTATATGATATCATCTGATGGTTAGTCTGTCCATCACAATCTTCTGCAAACTTATCATGATCGAAATACTTATGCATCTCACCTCTCTTACCATAGATAGGTACTCCAATCTCATATGGAGGATCAAAATAAGTAAATGTATTTCTATCGTCAGTCAGCAAATCTTCATAAGAAAGATTAGTTATCTTCCAGTCCTGTATCAACTCTGAATATGCTGGTAACTTTTCTATACCTCGTAAACTGAAATTGGAATCGGAGGCTTGTTTGGAGAAGGAACTCGATTCGGTGAGACCAGAGAAAGAACACTTATTAACAATATAAAAACTAACAGCACGGGTAACGAGACTGGCTCTGTCATCGTTAACCAGTTCTTTACTCTCGATAAAAAGTTCTCTTGCTTTATCTGGGGTGGGGTACGATTTTTTAAAAGTGGAGAGTCTTTTCGTAATTTCATCACCATCATGCTGTAAGGTTTGCCAAAAATTTGCTAAAGGTTTATAAAGATCATTTACCCATACTTTTAAATGAGGGTATTGTTTTGTCATGTATAAAGCAACAGAACCACCTCCAAGAAACGGTTCTCTATACTCTTTATACTTTGTTAGATCTGGTAAATACTGTGCCATCTTTGTAACAGCACGAGATTTCCCGCCTGGATAGCGTAGAGGAGTTTTTAATGATTTCATTCACGTGAGTCCATAGTTTTGTTTCTGATTATAATTTGATTATTCTTATAATCTGCTTTAAAATCTAATACATCAAGATTCCCCCAACATAACTCTTCATAAAGCATATTGAGTTTATCCATGTCTTCCCAAAGATCACTTGGTATTTCTGACATATTAATAGAACCTCGGTCTCTCTTCTATTTGGACAACTATAGCATCCATAATACGATTAAAAGATTCTGACATCTGACGATATCCTGAACCAACATACAACTGTCCAGCAAATACTGATACGGTTGCAGCACCCCAGAATAGATAATAAAATCTAGATTTAACCTGGGCACGAAGTTTTGCTTCTTTTTTACTCACTTTCAATTCCTCCATAATGTCTTTATTAGTAACGGGATGTATCATGGTACTGTCTCCGTCCTTTTTAAATAATTTATAGCTCTTTCAAGTCCAGCTATATCATCACCCAACTGTCCTATACCAGCATTACAAGGTCTACATAACCATCCCCTATGTTTCTCAGTCTTATGACAATGATCAAACTGTAATGGGAAATCAGTTCTACCACACAAATCACATGGAGTACCAAGAGGTACTGGAGCAATTTTCATTCTATTACGAATGGTGGTAGATGCATTATTATCTTCTCTCTTTCTACACTCTATACATCTTGATTGAAAACCATCTGCCTGTCCAGCATGTTTATGAAATTCTGTACATGGTTTAGTGGTCTGACATCTAGGACAATACTTCATAGGTACATCCGTAGATGTATCTTCTAATCCCAAATTCACCAAGATATTTGAACTCATTTAAATTCACACTCAACCATTAATTGCGTTAAACACGCTAATAGATTTATCTCCTGATCTACTACAAAAGCAGACTTATATTGATACTCTGCAATAATAAGTACAGCAGCAGCAACACTAGGACCTTCCATTAAGTTTGAAAGACTATCATATATCTTTCTCATTATAGATGTAGGATCACTATCTAAATTTTGCTGCACCCATTTCTTAACATCATTAAACTTTTTATTTCTTAAATGATCTACAAGAGAATCAATCTTAGCATCACCTAATGTCGCAAGGATTCCAGTGTCGATAGCACCTGTAGAGCTGTATCTCTGGAGTTCATTAAGTGTTCTTCTGAAGTCAGGGAAGTATTTCTGGATGACTTGGACAACCACTTTGTCATTGAACCGTACTTCCTCTCTGGACAAGATGTCTCTACATCTTTCAAAGAACTGTGCTGCAAGAGTTTGTTTAGATTTTCCACGTACATTAAAATCAATTACTGTTGTTCTACTATGTAACGGTTCTATTATTTTATTCTTAAAGTTACACGTGAATATGAACCTGCAGTTCTTTTGAAACTCTTCAATCGATGCCCTGAGGAGTAGTTGTACATCGGGTGTCGTATTGTCTGCTTCATCAATAATGAGAACTTTATGACGAGATTGAGATGTAAGAGAAACAGTACTAGCAAAGGTCTTTGCCTGATTGCGTACAGTGTCCAAGAATCTACCTTCATCAGACCCATTAATGACATAACTATCTACTCCTAACTCATTACATAATGCTTTCGCAATAGTTGTTTTACCAACACCAGCAGTACCAGAGAGCAAGAGGTTTGGTATCTCCCCTTGCTCTATAAAGTTCTTAAAGGTGCTCTTCACATCTGTAGGAAGTATACAGTCCTCAACTTTCTGAGGTCTGTACTTCTCTACCCATAAAAAATCATTAGGCATTAGGTTCTAAAGCAATAAAGTATTTGATCCCATCACCTTGGAAGAGAGCAACATTAGATTTGCTTAGTGTAACATTATAATCACCAAGAAGCAACTTTAAATTTTCAACCTTGAAACAATAACAGAACTCACTATCACTTTGTCCAACCTCAACTGAGTAACTATTAGAAGTATCGTTCTTCTTATCAGTTACACGTAAACTCATAATCTCACCATCTCCATAAAGACATAGATCTGGTAACTGGTAAACCGAAGCAGCACGTTGAAGTTGCTGAAGAGTATTAGCATCAAGACGGAACTTAACATCCTCAGTAGGAAGAGAAATCTCCTTCTCAGGTGGTTGTGTAATAATATCTGGGTCAGCATAAAAGAATCTTGTTTTTGATCTACCTGCTTGATCACTTACAGTAACATAATTATCTTTTGAAGTGTCAATAGTAGGTTGCTCAAATAGAGACAGTCCTCCAAGAAATACACCAAGATCATATATTGATAATTGAGAATCAAACTGTTCTTCAACATCAGCATATGCAAGGATGTTCTTATTAATACTGAGTGTACTTAACTTATTGCCAGGATTAATAACAAGTGATTTATTAATACTGCAAAAGTTCTTTAGCAATTCAATTGTAGATTTGGATAATACGGTCATTTACTTGTCATAATCAACGGTGAATGCAGTTGGGTTTCCTGCGTTAGTACGATTAGCTTGCTCTCGCTTATCGTTAAAATGTAATAGGAGCAATCCGTAATGGATAATCTTTATGATATCCTTACGTGCTGTTCCTTTTCTATCATATCGTGATGCATATTTTAGCACATTACTTCTGCAAAATGCTTCTGCGTCACCAACTGAATCAATTAGGTCAAGAGTCTGTACGTTACCGACAGAATAATGACCTCTATATGTTTGACTGATGTAATCATCAATCTCTTTCAAAAGTTCTTTTTCGTTATACTTCTGCATGTGATCTACTGTTTGATAGTAATCGATTTCATAATCTAACCCATCTAGGGAATCTAAATCATTAAGCATTATTCCTCCAAATCAGGTAGTTTCTTTTCAACCCAGTGATCTGAATTATCAATCCCTGCTGCCTTCACATAACGCATAATATGTTCATCAATTTGATGATAGACTGGATGTAAATCCAAGTCCATATTAATATCATGTGCTATTTGTGATATCTGATCTGCTGAAAAGCAATGATCGGGATGTAATAAATCACAACATGGGATTCTTTTTTCGATCAACTCATTTAAATTGATACGAATTTCGTAGTCTCTGTATACAGGCATTAAGATTCAGTCTCCTCTCCAGCGTCAACCTTGGTATATAGATCAAGGAAGGATTGTTTTGTGTCATCATCGAAACGATTCACACAATTAGTAATAGCAGTCAAACGATCTCCAAAGATCTGATATGCCTGTACTATATGAACCAGACGACGTGTAGTAATAACCTCATCCACTCCTCCATCGAAGAATGTTTTTCTTATCACTCCTGCCCATTTTACCAGATTTTCAGAAAATTGCAAGTCGCATCCAACATTAGTAAGAATCTTAGTTTCAATTGTTGCTGAAGGATAATCCTGTTCAAATGTTATTGGGAATCTTTCGAGAAAGGCTTCGTTGAGCACATTAGTTCCAACAAATCTTCCGTCGTCTGAACCTTTACCTTTAGTATTTGCGGTGGCAACGACTGTGAATCCTGGTGCTGGTTTGACGTACTTTCCAATCTTTTTAAGGAAAACTCCTTTACCTTCAAGGATGGACTGGAGGCAGAGAATCTTGTTTGAGGCAAGGTCGATTTCGTCAAGGAGCAATACAGACCCTCTGTGGAGAGCTTCAATAACTGGTCCGTTGTGCCACTCGGTATTACCGTCAACAAGACGGAAGCCCCCGATAAGATCATCTTCATCTGTTTCTATAGTAATGTTTACACGAATCAACTCTCTATTTAGAGATGCACAAGTTTGTTCTACTCCTAATGTCTTACCATTACCAGAAAGACCAGTAATAAACACAGGGTAAAACTGTCTAGAAGCAATAATTTTCTTAAGAGACGGTGCGTTCCCAAAGGGTACATAGTTTGGATCACGCTCTGGAACATATTTAATAGTTGCCGATTCTGTTGTTGCATTATAAGTTTTCTCAAGTCTTTGTGCTAATGTTAGATTCCATTTTCCACGTCCAACTTTAGAAAACTGTGGTAATTTGTTCATCCTCTTAGTAACACTTTGAATCTGAACACCGTTCTTTACAGCAAAATCCTTTACTTGGTCGCTATTTACATCTCCAACTTTGAAGAATGAGATGAGATCTTTGTCTGTGAATTTTGCTTTGAAGGTCATAAGTCTTTTGTTTTGATATATTAATTATAGCATGGTGGCTTACATATACAAGCCCTAGTGGACAGTTATTGTTCTGTCCACTCCCGCTTTAATTGTCTAACATCACTTACACCAAAAAGTGCTTTACATTTCTGTTCAGCATCTTGTCTTAAATTAGAGTTGCAAAGAAATTCTACTTTAGTTAATCTATTTGAACTTAATAGAATCTGTGCAGACCATTTACTCTCTTTCATAAATTTAACATAGGTTTTGGTTTACAAAATAATATATCATTTATATAATTATCTGCCCATTCTCTATCAAACCAATTAGAAAGAACTGCAATAGTTTTTGGATTCTTTCTTTGTTGTGTAGAGTATCTACATTGTTCTTGATACCTATTATATGTTTCTTCCATACTTCCCCTTTTAGCATTCTTAACTGCATCACAATATATGATTAAATATTCCATTACAACTTGATAGAAATGTACCTTCTCAATATCTTCTCTTATACGTTGAAATTTCATATAAGGTGAAAATATATCTGCCCACTCTGGTAAAGGACGAGGTTCCTTAAACGTAAAGTTATCACTAATAATTTTTATCTTATCGTAGATATATTCTCCCCCTGTAATAGGAGATACATCAACAATTGCTGCAGTCATTACAGTTGGAGTAGCAATAATATCTGCTCCAAATATAGGAAGATTGTATCTAGGATCAGGAAAGAATACACAATGAAGTACATCTAAATGTTTTGTCTTTGCAACTTCTAAATGTACCTTACGTAAACCAGGACACTCCCACATTTCATTAATGATAGTAACCTCATTATGTTTCACTTCTTCAAAATCACTATGCTGAATCTTCACCTCAGGTAAAGACTCAGCAGATGATCTGATCAAACTGGCAATATCGTCAACTTCACATCTCATGCTATCTGCTCAATAAATGCATTTAAAACTTTTTTATTAGTCATCTTAGAACCCATGTGCTTTTTAAATGCACGTCCAAGTTCTGCTTTAGTAGCAACTTGACCTTTCTGTTTTACTTCAAGATCTTCAGTACTTCCACCTAATGATTTATCTGCAATATAGAAAGACTCTGTAAATCCTGCATTCTTCTTAACAGATGCAAATCTTTCTTTTTTCCATTGTCTATCAATAGTTTCAGATTCTTCCCAAGTTAAAGTACGTAAGAATCTCTTCAATTCATTCTTAGAACAGATACGAATACCAACCCAATTATAATCAGTAATCTCTCTATAGAAACTAACAATCTCTTTTGTAGTTTCATATGGTGAAGGTGATATCTCACGTGTATATCCAGTCTTACTATCTCTAAGCATAAACTTAGTAAGTCTAGAAGAATACTGAATTGATTTATTCATAAAATCTCTATCTTCATAATATGGATGCCAGTCATCAGGATTTCTCTCCTTCAAATAAGTTATAGGATTTGCTTCACCGTCAGTAAGTGATACAACATTTACCTTCTGTACATTCTCAGTCTTTCTAAGTCTATCAACAATTGCTGGAGCACATATTACTGCTTCAGCAAGAGGAGTACCACCAAGAGTATACTCATGCTTATAACCAAGACCACCACGACCCATGCCATGTGCTTGACAGTAAACATACTTCATGGATTTTTCTAAAGACTTAGTATTCTGTCTGGATGAAAAGAATTCTAATAATCTAAAATCACCACAAAGTCCTAGAGTACGATCTTTAGGATTTTTAATACCAGGATGTACTTCTGCACTACTGTAACATGCATTCTGGAATGCATAAACTCTAAAAGGAATACCTGCCTTTTTACAGAACCAAATAAGATTATAAGTTTGCATAAGAGTATCAATTAACTGATACTGCATAGATCCAGACCAGTCAAGAAACATAACCAAACCATGATTCTTACCTTCTTTAACAGTAGTAACTCTCTTAAAGATGTCATCAGTAATCTTATACTTGAATAAAGAATTTGTATTAATAACACCTGTCTTAGAAACTGCTGCTCTCTTATACTCATCAGCAGATTTTCTCATTTCAAATTGCTTAACAAGATAACTAACACTTCTTTGAGATTCTTTCTTAGCATTTAAATAATTTTGTACTGCCTCTTCAAGACTTGTTTTCCACCATCTTTGTTCGTGCTGTTGATCAATAGATACTGCTTTACCTTCAAAGAAATAATAAAGATCATCTTGAATTGTTTGATAAGGTATAATAACATTATCAAGATTTATATCTGGAGTGTTTAAATAAATCCACTCTTTAGCATCATCATCAACTAGTGTTTCTAATGATTGTCTAAGTGCTTCTTCTGTTTGACTCTTAAGTTCATCACACACTTCACCACCTTGATCATAACTAGGGGTATCTAAATCAGCAGGTTCTGGTCTTTCATATTCAGTAGTATCATCACCCAAATCAGGACGATCATCTTTCTCTTGCTTATCACCTTCTTTCTCATCAGGAGTTACTTCATTTTGCTCATCAGTATCTTGAGATAGATCTAAATCAAAATCATCTAGTCCTTCAGTCTGTGCTACGTTTTCTTTTTCCTCTTCTTTACTCTTAGCATATCCATATAATTCATTAGAAAGATCTATAACATCTTGGAAAGTATTTGTCTTACCAACACGATCTACATATACTTGCTCTTCATCAGTAAATTCTAAATCAACACATCCTTTAAAATAAAGATTGATTCTATCAATAAAGGACATACTATTAACATCTGTATCAGCAACCCCAAAGAAATCTTGATGCCATAGTTCTCTATAACCTTCAAAAAAGGACTTACGAAGACCAGGATATGTGATCTTCATCATACGTTCTATACGAGCATCCTCTATGACGTTTACAAACGCTTTAGGAGCGTCTACAGGGATGTTAGGGGTATATAGGGCATGACCAACTTCATGTCCAACTAGAAGGTCATATACAGTATTAGAAGCAGTCTTCCAGATAGGAAGAACTAGAACACGATTATTAACATCAAACGAAGCAGTACTCACCTTACGATGTTCTACAGTAAGATTTTCTGTTGCCAATAATCTGGCGAGGGTTCCTTTTACTTCTGAATTCGTCATACGTTCTCTGTGCTATGTACTTATTATACTACCTCTTACCGATCTGTGTGTAGTACAAGGGACAGTTTCTGAACTGTCACCCCAGTGTCTGATCACACCAGCAGTAATGAAACAATTAGTAACGAGGTAACTGACAAAAATAACAGTACGAACACCACAAACCCAATTATCATACTCTGCAGTTTTATTATCCTCGAAACTTCCCAAAGCATACTTCCATATCCTCCAAACTTTATTCAACATCTTCTGCAGTTTCAAACTCCTCTATCTGATCAACATAAACTTCATGAGTACCTATAAGATACTTATGCCTTCCATCATCATCACCAAGATATTTAAGAGTATTATCACCCTGAGTAAAGGTATGCTCTCTTAAAATTGCTTGAAGTCTGTGATGTAATAATTCTACTTTACTAATCATTATTCGTCATCCAATAATTTAGAAAAATCATTAATCTTTTCAAACCTAAGACACCTCTTAAACTTATCTCTAAGTATATCACCTTTATGTGATATGACAAATAGATTAGTATCCTTTCCTAATTTTAAAAGTATAGTAAGAAGTTCTCCAGTAGCAGAAGCATCAAGAGAACTATCAAATACTTCATCTAGTATAAGAAGATTAGTAGCAGCAGAGTTCTTCATACGTGCCACTT